TGTGATTTGGAGAGTATTGGCTAAAGAACTATTATAAGGATTCTGTGTTTGAAAGACAGTTGTATAATTGATAGAAATATTATTGCGTTGTGTTGGATCTATATACCCTGCATAGGTATTGTAAGGTATATAGATGGAAGGACTTGAGGTTTGTCCTTGAGACTGGTTTAAGATAAGTTGTACTGTTCCAGAACTTGTCGCTTGATATTTATCTGTATAGAGTGATCCCTTGATGTTTACATTGTAGAAACTCGGAACTTGAAGAGGAATATTTGTTTGGACGGTCAAAGGAGATCCAGAAGAATCAAAACTATAATCTTGCATGGTTCCTCGTACAAAGTTTTGACCTACAATCAAAGGCTTGGTGATAGTACTGGTATTTGTCCACGCAGTTCCACCAGAACCATCGGCCATAAGAACAAAACTGCTTGGAATGTAAGCATTACTTGTTCCGCGAGCATAAATTGTCCGTAGAGTTATAATATCCGTATCAAGTGTTTTTCTCGCAGTAGAAGACATATCTCTAACTTGGGATTGGTAAATTTGTTACCGTAATAAACACAGAGTTGTTTGTACCGTAATAAATTCCTACATTAGAATCTGCTAAACCAATTGTTAAATTGGATGTTAAACTATCAGGAAGTCTGTGATAAAGTAAATAGGGGTTTGTATATAATCCGCTAGAATTTGCGGATATACCAATATTGCCTCCAGTAAAGGCTATGCGAATGGGTGTTTGATAAACATTGGAAAGGCCAGTCGTAAATTGGTTTGCCACGAGATAGCTTGTATTCGTTACATAGGCCGATGCAGATGTGCTTATAAATCCATCTCCATTCATAATAAGTGTACTGATTGGATAAACCTGTGTAGCATTTGCTCCTCCTAACATATTCACATGCTTGAATGTGAAAAGAGGGAAAGCATCCAACACAACATAACTGCTGGGAACTAAAAAGTTTGAGTGTACATTGAGATTCAGATTCGCAGTTGTAAATAATAAATCACGAGTTCCTGCGGGATTACTCATATTCACAGCACCATTACTTCCACTGTAAATCATTGTGGATAAGTAAAAAGAACTCAAAAATGCAAGATTTTCTAAAGAACTTATTGTAACTCTTGAATTATAAACATTAAGATTACCTGCTCTATCTACATTGATGTTACGAGTAAGATTATCGTAGGTTCCTTGAGTTGTACTGAAAAGTTGTGACGTGCTGACATATCCAATTGTTCCAAGAGAACTGACAATGGTATTGCTCGCAATAAATGCGTTTGAATTCAAACCCACTACTGTACTGCGAAGTTGCGCAGAACTTATATAGGTTGCGGATCCAAGATTGAGAACCGTTGAGAACAGAGAAAGAGTACTGACATACCCAGGTGTAGTTCCAAGATGTGTTACATTACTGTCAATGTAATGAAAAATAGAAGAAACAGTACTCGTAAGTGAAAGGGTACTTACATACCCACCTGTTCCAAGACCCACATATGTACTGACTAAAGAACTGGGAAATGCAAAAGGACCTGTAAGAAAGCCATTTGTTGTACTGATTAACATTGTAGGTGAAACATAATTTGGAGGGCTGTAAATACTAGATACAGTGCTTTGAAGTTGAGCAGATGTTATACTACCCGGTATGCCACCATTACCAATCATTGTTGACAACGTACTGAAGAGAAAGGCATCTTGTGTGGAAAGAGTGCTAAATGTTCTACCAGTGATTGTGGAAAGAGTAAGAAGTTGGCTTGAAAAGGAGTAAATTGTGGAAGGAAGATACGGAATTGGTGCACCAATAATGCCTGAATAGGATGAAATATTAGTAAAAATATCTTGCCAATTCAATCCTCCCATCCCATCCGTTCCTAAAATATAAGTGCTAGACACTGGTAAGTTTGTATTAGAGTTGATAGCAAACAGACTCCGGAAGATAATTAAGTCTGTATCTAATGAACGACCATTTAGTGCGAACGGATCCATACTATCTAATCTCTAGATGAAATAGTATGGTCGGTGGCGGCGGTTTACTTCAATTAGTTGCAATCGGTAAACAAGATATATATCTCACAGGGAACCCCCAAATAACATGGTTTAAAATGGTCTACAGACGATACACTAACTTTTCTATTGAATCACAGCCGATGTACTTTGATGGAGACCCTGATTTTGGAAAACGTTTAAGTTGTCTTGTTCCAAGAAGAGGTGATTTGCTCGGTCCAGTTATTTTAGAAGTCACACTACCAGCACTCACAAATACAGATGGTACTCCAGCAAGTTATGTCAATTCCATTGGACATGCGCTTATTGAAGAAATCAGTGTTGAAATTGGTGAACAAGAAATTGATAGACAAACTGGTGAATGGATGGAAATCTGGTCATCATTAACAACTACTTCTGAACAAAAAGATGGATTTTATGACATGATTGGAAAGGTGGATGGATACAATCCTCCAAATCTTACAGGTCAAGTCAAACTCTACATTCCTTTGCGATTCTGGTTCAATAAGAATCCTGGACTCTACCTTCCTCTCCTTGCCCTTCAATATCACCCTATTCGTATCAACGTCAAGTTAAGAGAATTACAAAAACTGTTCTATTCTCCCGTTCTCATCAATAACTGTGATACAGCACAAGTCAACCAAGCAAAGATCGTCAATATGCAACTCTGGGGAGATTACTACAATCTTGATGTAGAAGAACGTAGACGTTTTGTTTCTTCTACCCATGAATACTTGATTGAACAAGTGCAGTACACAACACCCCTCTCTATTCCTGCCGCTTCCACAAATACGAATGTTCGTATTGAATTCAATCACCCTATCCGTGAATTTATTTGGGTTCTTCAGCGTTCTGTAATGACCCAGTATCACGAGTGGTTTAACTATAGTAGTTTAGCGATGCATGAAACTGGAACTCGCACAGATTTACTCCAAAGTGCCAATATTCAATTGGATGGCCAAGATCGTTTTGAAACAAGAGATGCTGGATATTTCCGCCTTGTGCAACCTTGGCAGTTCCATACAGCCATTCCCAATGATAAGTATATTTATTTATACAGTTTTGCTCTACGCCCAGAAGATTTACAACCCAGTGGAAGTATGAATGCTTCTCGTGTGGATAGTATTAATCTTTTGTGCGGATTGACCCCTGATGCAAACTTATCACCTGTTCGTGGAAATGCAACGATCATCGTCTACGCAACAAATCATAACATTTTCCGCGTTGTCAATGGATTTGGTGGATTGGTATTCACTGTGTAAAAAATTGAACCATGGCGGTGAACAAACGTGCGTAGGCAGCAATGGAATCTATTCAGAAAATCTTATTGAATAATGAGAAATCTCACGATATTCTTACTCAAAAACGGATTCATCATTTACTTTCTAGAGTAATTAATGAACTTGATTGTAAGTATTTCAAGGTTCCTAAACTTGTTAAGAGTGATTACTCTACAGAAATGATTAATAATGATACGGAATACTGCACAGAAATCATTAATACACATAATTCTATCTATATTGGAATGCTTTCCAAGAATGAAAACTACAATGAATATCTAAATGAACTTTGCAGCATCTGGAAAACTATGTGGTATCAAGGATTTGCGTTGTATGATTTTGATCTCTATATGCAACGTGATGGAACAATCTACATAATGGACTTTGGTAAGACTGGTTTCCGGATGACAACAGGTCCTACTCTCTTCTCATTTCCGTTTGAATTTCAAAATCAAGAGTATTTCTTTGAACATCCCTGTTTCCCAAATTCCTTTATGAAACGACTTTTCGGGGCAGATGATTTCTATCAAACTCTTAAAAATTATCCCTATCGTGAAAAGGTAGAAACAAGAAACCCAACGTAAAATAGCAATGGACACTTCTGCATTCTTACCAAAAATTCCAGTTTGGGTATACAGATTATTAGCCGCATTTCCTCCAACGGGCATGGTGGGTATGGACCACTTTGCAATAGGAAGCAAAGAAACTGGAATGGCAAAAGCACTTATCAATATGTTAACACTTGGCTCATGGTATTTTTTTGATGTAATACAGAGTTTTGATTCGGAAAAAATTGCAGAAGAAGGCTTGGCAATACCCTTTTATGGTCCTGCAGGAATTGGTCAAGGAAAATTTGGTGAAGGTCTTTTGGGTGGAAATGATCCTTCAACTAAATTTTGGTTAAATATCTTATTTATTTTTGCTGGATTCACGATTGCTGCTGTTTCAGGTCTCTTTATGTCAAGACCTGATCCTACTGGATCTATTGCCAAAGCGATTGGTGGTGTTTCTGGTGCCATCGCTACAAGTATAGCAGGAGCGACTGTTTATTCTCAATTTAAGAGTTTTGCACCCGCAAATATGGGTAATCTTGTTTCCAGTTTAGTTCTCAAAGGAGGTGCTGTAGAAGAAGTGCCTTCTGGACCCTCTTTTGTTGAGATCTTAACACTTGGCACATTGGCCACTTTAACTGTAACTGGGTTTGTTTTGAACAGTGTACGAAATTCCACATAAACATTTCTTCTTATGTAAATCCATATGGAGCATCTTGTGAGTCAGGATTTATTTGAAACCTTTTTGGGTATCCAGCCTTCTGAAAAGCCTGTTCCCGGTTTCATTGTGATTTGGTTTTCTGCTCGCTGGTGCGGTCCTTGTCGCCGAGTCAATGAATCTTTACTTCTGGATGAAATTCCTGGAGCCAAATGGTACAAGTGTGATGTAGATGAAAATTCGTATACCACAGGATTCTGTAATGTAAAAGGTATTCCCGCTTTCATTGCGATTGCAAATAAGAAAATCGTGGGAACACTTCAGTCTTCTGATACCATGAAAATTATAGAGTGGATTGAGGATCTTCTAAAACAGGCCAGTAAGTAGAGATGGAGGAGAAAGAAAAAAAATATGATTATCTTATTCTTGGGGGTGGTCTAGCAGGGCTATACTGCGCGCGAGAAATTTTAAAAGCACATCCTTCCTTATCTATTGCCGTCATTGAAAAATACAAAATGTTAGGGGGCAGAGCAGTAACGTATTCAAAAGAAGTTTCTGGTGTTGGAAAGCTGCAGTGGGAAATTGGAGCAGGAAGAATATCAAGTAAACATGTACATGTTCATAAATTACTTCGTGAATACAACTTGAAGACAATTCCTATTTCTGGTGATCTTCTCTATAAGAAAGATGGTAGTTCTGAACTAGAACCCAATTTCTTTGAACCCTCTATTGATGCACTTCTTGTACCCCTTAGAGGATTGTCCAAAGACATTCTTGCCAAACATACACTGGAAGAGATTCTTACCAAAATTCATGGATCTGCAAAGACAAAAGAATGGATGAATAGATTTCCTTACCATGCTGAAATGGTAACCTATCGTGCAGACATTGCATTGCAAGAATTTACAGGAGAAATGAAATCACACGAGGGATATTCTATAGTTGCAGATGGACTAAGTGCTCTTTCTGAAAAAATGGCAGAAGATATTGTGAATAGAGGTGGCATTTTATTAACAGAAAATGAAGTTGTGAACCTCGGTGGTGAAAAAAAAGAGGCTTGGGTGGATATGCGCGTAGGTTCACCCTTTGGACCCGAGAAAGGACAGAGACCTATTAGACGTATTTGGAGTAAGAAAATTATTTGTGCACTTCCTTATGATGCTTTGAAGAAACTTCCATTTTTTGCTACATTTTCTGCTTTGAAGAAGGTCACCATGGAACCCCTCATCCGAATGTATGCAGTCTTTCCACTCGTAAAAGGAAAAGCGTGGTTTTATGATTTACCGCGTGTAGTCACCACATTACCGGTTCGTTACATCTTGCCGATTGATAAAACAAAAGGGACTATTATGATATCTTATACAGATTCTAAATTTTCAGAATACTTCATGAAACTTCATAAAAAGGAGGGAGAAGATGGTGTTGAAAAAGAGGTCATGAAAGAAGTGAGAGAGTTATTTCCTGATAGAAAGATACCTGATCCTCTTTTCTTTAAGATTCATGAATGGCCTGCAGGAGTTTCCTATTGGTTACCAGGATCTTATGATCCATCCAAGGTTTCTGAAGAAGCCCTTGTACCCTTTCCTGAGAAGTATCCAAATGTCTATATCTGCGGAGAAACATTTAGTCTTCGGCAAGGTTGGATTGAAGGTGCATTAGAACATGCAGAATTGCTGCTAAGAAAAAGACTCCTTCATTAGAAGATGAATACCCATATTATTTTAGCGTCCTTCCACATCCTTGTGGTTGTTCCCTTTTTTCTCTATGTAGGATTTACACGTGCTGCAAATCCTGAATGGATCTACAATCTCTTGCTTGGACTCGGTCTCTTTATCTTTGCCTACCACGCTTTCAAAGCGGCTGTTCGCTATATCGCTCGCTCTCCTTACATCTGGGTGAACTTGTTCCATGCGCTTTTGATTGCCCCCCTTCTTGTTTACATTGGTCTTTATGGAAAAAAGACACCCCGTGCAGGGTATGAATTGCTCTTGTTAGCAGCCTTTGCAGCGCTTGGCTATCACATGTACAACTTATTCCTTGAAATAAATGTTCTAAGCGACCGAGATTAGAGTATCTAACATATCCCTCTTAGCCTTATCTTGAATTGAAATACAGGAGGCTGCGTGATAATGAAATGCAGTGCTTGATTGAAATGGTTTCTTACAAGCAGTGCAACAGAACTTTTCATTTGTATGTTGAAGAATTCGCTGAATATCTTCAATACAATGAATCCGAAGAAAGTGAATTCGTACATTTCCTTTCCTCATATCCTGGAAAGGACAATTGGGAATAGGACACTTGAATTTCTGCGCCTTTTGTTTCTCATTATCTTCACAATGTTTGGAAAGATGATGGAAATCTAGACTACTTTGATAAAGAAATTCCTTTTTACAAATGTTACACTGAAACGGAAGTTGTCCTTCATGGCGTTTCATGTGATAATGCATTGTATTTTGATTTACTTCAACTTGTTTACAACGAGGACAGACAAAGTGACCTTGTTCATTGCGAATATATTCATAGACCATAAGTGTTAATTAATTTGTAGCTTCCAAAGTTTCAATTTTTTCAATGCGGTTAGCCATCTAAACTTTTGGTGGCTATCCAATTGTAGAATGTCAGTAACAATTCTTACATTAGTCATTGGACCAGATTATACCAAAGCCTTGAAGAAGGCATTAGATTCTAAAAAGAAATATGCAGAAAAGCACGGATATACCTACATTCAAGGGGGTGATGAGCACTGGGATAGAACTCGCCCGATTCCTTGGTCCAAGATTCCCTTTGTCTTATCTCAACTTGCTAATCTTCCTGAAGGTGCACTTGTTTGGCTCTCAGATGCAGATGTGTTGATTACAAATCTTGAGTTGAAGGTGGAGAATCAGATGATTCCTTATTTACCTGAAGGAAAGGATTTACTCATGACAATTGATGCATGTGGACATATTAATTCAGGAAATGTCTTGATGCGCAATACGGCATGGCTTCGTGATTACTGGAAACGTGTGGGAGAACAGACAGACTTATTGTACCATATTTGGTGGGAAAATGCTGGAATGATCAAACTCTTAGAAACAAATAAAAATGATTTTGCTCACACAGAATTTACGAATAAGCACAAGATGTTCAACGCGTATTTGCGTGGCATTCCTGGTGAACCTTTGTGGGAACCTGGTGATTTCTTAGTTCACATGGCTGGAGTTTACGATGTGAAAGAAATGAGTAAACTGATTGACCGAATCCTGAAAGGAGAAGTCCCTCGGCTTGAAATGTAAAAAATCTACGCAATAAATATAGAAATGAACAACAACGGTAACGGCAATAACAATGCTAACGGTAACGGTAACGGCAATGGCAATGGTAACGGTGCCAACATGACTCGTCGCAGACGCGGCAATCGCCAAAACAACGGCATGGTAGGTGGTGCCAAGATCCCCGCTGTTGGAACCAAGGCTCAGGTTTGGCACGGAACTGCCAAGCACACTTCCGGTGGCTTGACCAAGAAGGACTTGATGAAGACCAAGAAGGGTCGCATCGTTTCCAAGAAGAAGCAC